GACGCGCCAGACAGGACGCGCGCAGACCGCGGGCGCGGGTATCGCGATGGATTCGCTGGGAGAGCGCCGAGCATATGACCCGCCCTCAATTCCGCCCCACCACCCGCCCGCTGCGGCCGATCTCGTATCTGCGCGCAGCGCGGCGATTCCGGCAATTGGCAGACCTGATCGAGCGGTATTGTGACCCGACGACACCCACCGAGAGACAGCAGCTCACACGCGCCATCCACGGCCTCGCGCTCGCCGCGCGCGGGCTCTCCGAGCGGCACCGCCGAGCGGCAGCGGCGGTATCGCCAGAGACAGCGAGCGGCAGGCCGAAGTGAGGTGCGCGGGATCTACGCGCCGCGCGATTTACACCCCGCGATCCGTGAGGCCGCGCGGCGGATCGTGTCCGGCGGGGCGGATCGAGCCGAGTGATAACCAGCGCTCCGCCTGGGCATTGCGGAGACTACGGCGCGTAGGCCGGGCTGGCAGTCACAACCCATGCTCTGCTGGGGGATTGCAGAGACGCCTGAGAGGCGACCGATTTGCACAGCGTCTAACTCGGACGCTACTCGCTCGTCGCCGTCGTCCGGCATGCCCGGATCTGGGCGCGGAGGGTTAGCACATGCTCGTAGAGGATGCGCTCGACATCCTCGGTGCTCGCGCCGTCCGGAATCTCGAGCGCCGGAATTTGCGTGCAGCCTGCGGGGAGCGGGACGAACTCTCGAATGCGTATGATTTCCGGCGGCGGCGGGATGTAGTCACTCGGCCGGGAGGCGCAGCCGGTCGAGATAATCAGCAGGCAGAGGCTCACGACGGCACGCATAGCGTTCGTCCTCGGATAGCTGTTTCTGACGAGCGGCGAGGTCGCGGCCCGCGGCGATGATGCGCGATCCGGCCGCGGTGAGCTCGGCCAGCATCGCCTCGGACTGCGCGCGGAGCTGCGCCAGGTTCTCGGTGATTTCGGCTGCGGCGACCTGCATACGCCGCGCCGTCTCGGTGGCATTGTCGGCCCGCAGCTCCGCGAGCTCGACGCGAAGCCCTGCATTCTGTTCGCGCAGTTCAGCGACCTGCCCTGACCGCCACAGCCACGCGCCGACGCCCGCGAGCGCTGCGCCCGCGACTGCTCCGAGCGCGGCGAGGACTATGCTCGCGGCCTTGAAGTTCCTCACGAACGTCAGACCTGTCGTGATCACGTTCCACATCGGCTGCTACCCCACTGTGCGCGGCAGTCTCAGGATTGAGCCAGCGCTTTGGCCGGTCGTCGCCCTCCGGATAGGTCCGGCTGTAGAGCATGAGCATGCGCAGGTTGCACATGACATGCGCGAGGTGCGGGAGCCCGGATTCCGGGTCGATGTCCTCGCCGCGCTGCCATGCGGACAGATGACGCAAGGCACATGCGAGCGGCACGCTCCACGGCATGCCCTTCGCCCAGTTCCAAGATGTGTACTTCCGTGCGCCATACATCCAGACGCGCGCCTCGTCCTCAAGCGTGCATAACGCAATCAGGGAGAGGTCCGGCTTGCCATCGTTGTAGCGCGCGCCTGAGCCCTTCTCATCGCTTCTGACATCACCGACGCTCATTACCGAACCGTATCGCGTTGAAGAAACGACGCAGCATGTAGCTGCGGATCAGGGAAATCACCGTGAATACGACGCCGATCCCGAATGCCTGCCCTGAGGTCACGTCGAAGCCGAACCGCGGAAGCACCAGCATGTTTGCGAGCCAGTTGATCGCGAAGCCGATGGCGATGTTTGCCCAAGCTTCGACGAATGATCCGAGGCGCGTCTGACTCATTGCAGCATCCCGACGTCGAATCTGTGGCGCGCGACCTCGCCATGCTCCGCGTGAAACACAATGGCCATCATGTCGCGCCCCGAGCGGTATCCCGCCGAGGTCGCATAGGCATCCCTCGCAGCGAGGGTGCGGAATGACTCGACGAGCACGCCGGGGAGTTCGATCACGCGGCGCTGGTGAATGTGTCCGGTGAGCCAGTAGCGGTGACGGGTTTGACCCCACTCCTGCGGCCGGTCCGCCGCCATCACCGCGCCGAGCTGCTCGAGCCGCACCGTATCGCCGTGCGTGACGCCGATCAGCACCTGGCCGTGCCTCACGTAGTGGAATTTGCCGGGCGTCGTATGCACGACGACGCGCGGATTTTTCTCATAGAGCAGCGAGAGCGCGAGTGAGAGCCACATTGCGCCGACGTCATCGTGGTTTCCTATGGCGCAGATCACTTCAACGGTGCGGTGTTTTGCCAAGGCGCGCTCAATGAACGTCCGGAGCATGCGCACGCCAGCCCGAATCATCGCGGCATATCGCGTGTCCACGTCGAGCGTGTTGCCGGATCGGCTCGTCTCGTTCTTGAGGTTATCGACGTGGAAAAAATCGCCGACGTTGGCGATGAGCGCCCGTTCGGACGGCGGCGCAATCTCGACCAGGTGGGCCGCGGCGGATGTCAGAAGATTCTCGGCAATCTTGATGTCATAGTCCGCGCCCGTTTCCTCGCCCCAACTGTACATGGCGACGTGATGGTCACCGATTGGATAGACGGTCAGCGTCTCACGCTGCATCGTCTTGGGGCGTGGGATCCGGCGGACCGGCGTTGCATCCGCGAAGACTTCCTTGATCGCCTGCGCCCACTCCTCCGGGCCCTTGCGGGCGGCATCTGACTTCACCCACTGCGCGCGGATGTTGCCGTGCTCGTCGTAGAGCGTCGACACGCCCTTGACGACGTGGCCCGCTGGCGCCGGGAAGTGGCCGCCCCAGTACCCGGCCCGGTCCTCGTTGTATGCGGACTCAGGCACCTCGATCCCTCGCCGCTTCATGCGCGCGAGGTGCTTGAGGAGCACCCGGGGATGGATGCCGAGTTCCTGCGCGGCGAGATGACGCACTCCATTGTGCCGACGGAGCGCCTCGAGCATCGCCGCGTCAGTGTGCGCGCGCTTGGCCATCTATCGGGGCTTGCGCTCGCGAATAATGCGGATGCCGGCGCGCCTGCGTACCTCGGCGGTCTTGCGATCGTTGCGACGCCAGCGTGTGAATATCCGCCCGCGCTCGACCTCTTATTCGACGGCGTGTACGAGCCCGCAGTCGCAACACTCGTGCTCCGTGAACTTGTCGAGATACCAGCGGTCCTCGTATATCTGCACGCCGTCAGAGAGCGTGCGACGCCGGCCCATCAGTCGAGCCCGTCGTGATCGCGGCCCTTCTCCGGGTCCGGAGCCTGCGCAAGCTGCTCCAGCCACGGCAGCAGCCGCACCGCCACGCCGATCGCAGCGAGCAGGATGCCCGACCACCGCGGACCGAGGGCCGCGACGATCGCCTCGGAATACGCCTGCAGCGCACCGGCCAGTACCAGAGCGCCCGCGAATACGTTGCGCGGGTCCTTCAGCTTGTTTAGCAGTGCGCGCCAGGTCATGCGAATTCTCCCGTCTCAAGCTGTCTCATCAGCCGCTCGGCACGCGCAGGCGAGTCCTGCCGCGCCCATTTCGAGTCGCGCCCTTCTCGCGCGGCCTCGACGAAATTTCCCGCTTCGATCGCTGCAAGCATCCGCCGAAATCCGAGCAGTCCCGGCCATCCCATCTGATAGGCCATCTCCACGAGCACGTTCTGGCGCGCATCGTTGAGCGCATGCCAGAAGTCGAAATGCGTCTCACACTGCCGCTCGAGGCGAGCCAACTGTGCACCCATCAGGTATTCCGCGCCTTCTCGGGTGATCGTGAGGTGTAGCCACCCCTGCCGCAGCAGGAAGTGGCATTGCTCGCCGGTGAGACCGTTGACCTCGAGGTTGTGGCCGTAGCCGATCGTCCACCGACCCGCAGGGCACACGTAGGGCTCGGCGCGGAAGCCCTCGTGATCCTTCACGGATGCGACCAGGCGCGCGGTGTCTGTCATGGTGTACCCCGCCACTCGATGAGTTTGCTCGCGAGCGCACCGAGCGTGCCGGCAATGGACCCTACGGCGATCAGCACGCGGATGCCGCCGCGCGCGTGCGCGAGGCGCAGCATGAGTTCGTCGACCTTGCCCTCGATACGTTCGAGGCGCTCCTCGACAGCATTCATACGCGCTTCGAGCGCGCCGAGATCCCGCTGCACGTCACTCATCGAACTCTCCACCTCATCCGGCCCTCCAGAGTGAGAACTGCCCCGGGGTCCAGCTGCCTGCCTTCGCGAGCGTGTCGGACTCCGGGATTCCGTCGCGGTACTTCGGCATGCACTGCTTGTCGCCGACCCGGATCCGCAAGTGCCGCGTGCGCGTGAGCGTCACGATCAGCCAGAACTGGGCGCGCACCGGGCCGTGCCAGCAGATGAGGTAGAAGACCCCGCCGCGACCGGCTGCGCGCGCCTCGAGCAGCGCGTCGTGGCAGTTCGCGCAGTTCGCGCGCCATCGCAGTCGGCGCGGATCGAATGAGAAGGTCTCGAGCGGCGTGAATCTCAGGCCGTTCGTCGGATTGCGCAGCGCGGACCAGCGGATGATCTGCCAGGCCTTCGACGCGCCTTGGGTTTCCTGCCGCCACCACTCCTGGGCTGCATCGCCGCCGCGCAGGCCGTCGATACCGTCCTCCCAGTTGCCATAGATCGCCTGCACCCAGTTCGAGCGCCATGCGAGGACCGTGCGCCTGTACGGCGCCGACCAGCGGTAGACATAATCCCCGCGCAGCGCGAGGACCGGGACAATGACGAGCCCGAGGAGGAACAGTGGCAACCACAGTGCCGTGTGCAGCGCCCACACGATGAGCGCCAGCGGCAAACGGCAGACAACGGGGATCCAGCCGACCGCGCGCGGGTCGGTGCGGATGTCTGTCATAGGCGTGGACCTCGGAGCAGTGATACAGTCAGGTCACGGAGGTGCCATGAGACGAACAACGATCGCCCTCGCCGCCCTGCTGCTCGCCGGCTGCGGTGCAGAGTTCGCGCGGGACGTCGGCTACACCGTCGGCAACAAGCCGACGCGCGTGCCCGTCGAGATCCGGGAGTTCGCGATCCAGGATCTGGACGTCTATTTCCACAAGAGCGAACCCGATATGGCCTACGTGCAGCCGGCCTCGGGCATGGTCATACGGCTCGCCGCCGGCGGACGCTCAGACTCGTGGGCAGCGATGAGACAGGAGATCGAACCGATGTATCGCGCGGCGCTCGAGCGCGCGCTCGCCGACTCCGGCCGGCAGTGCACGATCGAGTCCGCGACGCCGGTGCCGAATTACTTCGCGTTCGAGTTCCGGTATCTATGCCCTACAGAAGCTTCGGCATCAGCCGAGTGACGGCCTGAAGAATCTCCTCGTCCGTGAGGGACGCGGGCGACTGCGTCGCTGCGATCACGCGCTGCACCGCTACGGCGTACCGCTGCGGATTACCGCTCACCAGCAGCTCGCGCACCTTCTCGAGCGCGGGATCGGCCGTATCCGCCGTGTCGACCACGGTCGCACAGTAGGTGAGTACCGCCGACGTGACGCGGCCCAGCGTGACCGCATCGGCCGCATCCGTTTGAATCTCGCGCAGGTCTCTCATGACAGTCTGATCATTGTGAGCTGCACCTGAATAGTCGCCGACGCGGTCGCCCCGGTCGTCGTATCCGTCACCGTGACCCGCCAGGTCTCGACCGCCACCGTGTTGCACACCCACCCCGTCCAGGTCGGGTTGACCGCCGTGTCGCTCGAGATTTCGAACGGAGATAGAGCGGGCGCCCCTACGCGCGACCACGAGTAGGTAACCGGTCCGACGGCGTTCACGACTGTGGTGTTCGGGGTGCCAGACGTCACGAAGTCACAGGAGAAGCCACTGGTGCGCTTGCCGCTGACGTTGTTCGCGGTCACATGCAGGCCCAGCCGCTCGAACCTCACCGAAACGTCCACCGTCGCGGTGCCCGGGCTGCCGGCAGAGTCCGTCACCGTGCAGCGGAAGACCGCCTCGTTCACCTCCGACGGATCGAGCCCGGTGCAGGAGAACGTCGTCGTCGCGGCCGTCGGAGAATTGGCCGTGATCGTCGACGCTCCTGAGACCCGGGTCCACGCGTACGTATATGGCGGCGTGCCGCCCGATGCGGTCACCGTGACGGACGCGGACGTCGCCGTTGAGTTCGTGGTCTGTGTATTGACCGCCCCGGGGCTCACGGATGCGGTAAGGTTAGGCGTGGTGTTGAGAGCGGATCCCGCCACACCGTTGCCCGACGGCACCCATGCGCTGACCTGTCCGGCGCGCTCCGCCCTCACCCTGTAGTAGTACGTCGCCGTGTCGTTTTTTCGCAGAATAACCTGCCGGTCGGGAGTGAGTGCAACGTCCACCGCGCCCGCCATGTTGGCGGACGTGGACTCCTGCAGCCGGTATCGCGTACCGCCCGGGAAATACGCCGGCTGGTCCCACGCCACCTCGATCGCGTTCGGCAGTCCATTCGTGCGCAGGTTTGACGGCGCATCCGGGGCATCCGTGATGAACCGATCCGTGTCGCTCGTCCCAGTGGTGTAGTCGGCGGTTTCCATATCCGCCCACACGGCAGGATCCTCCTGCTCGCACGTGAGCGTGACGCGGCCGGCATCCGCCGAGAATTCGAACTGGCGTTCCACGCACCGGAAGATCCGCTGGTTCCAGCCGTAGCGCTCGTGGGTGAGTGTCAGCGTCTCATGCAGCGCGACCTTGAGCAGGTTGAGCGCGCCGACCAGCCGCACCGTGCGCTGCATGCGCGACTTGCGCAGCTTGATCTCGCACAACCTCTGCGCCTGGTACGGGCTTGTCACGCCACGCAGGTCGAGCTCGATCGGGATCCGCCGCCCGCCGTCCTGCGTCTCGTAGTTCGAGTCGGTGCGAAAGAGCGTCGTCTGCTCGACCCACTGCTTGAGCGCGTCCCGATACACACCGGCGACTGCGTTGTATCGACGGCGGTGGTCCCAGGTGTCCTCGACCTCGAGCTCGCCGTAGAGATCGTCCGACGAGAGACTGTGCGACGGGACGTCGTAGGCGCCGGCGTAGATCCGCCACTCACCGGACGCGCGGATGACCGTGCCCGCCATAGTGGCGAGGATGTGATCCAGGATCTCCCCCCGCGTCTCACCGGTCGAGACTTCGAGGTCGCAGCGGTAGCGCGGCTCCGAGCCACCCGGCGGGGCGTTGGCGCCGGTGAGTACCTCGTCGCAGATGTTCGCGGCCGCGACCACGTATTCATCCGGCACCCGCTCGTCCGCGAGCTTCATGCCGTACATGACGAGCCGCGAGGACACGTCGTTGTGAACGCTGCCCCCGGTCAAGTACCAGCGCACGTGAAGCGCCGGGTTGCGCGTGAACTCCCACGTGCGCGGATCGTTCTTCCGATGGCTGCCGGAGCCGCCTGGGACCGTGCTGTCCTTCCGCGGGTCGTAGCAGAGCGCGCCGTCGACGAGCGCCGTCACGCTCTGCGGGGCACCTGACGGGTACTTCTCGTCGTCGCGCTCCATTCGCACGACGATATAGGCGCATCCGCTCAGCTTGTGATTGCTCGTCCAGCGCGATGGGAACTCGGCGGTCAGGTTGCTGTCCGCGGCCTGGGCGCTCGTGCCGAGGTGTTTGTAGATCCACAGCTTGTTTGCGAAGAACCCGCTGGTGACGGCCCCACCGGAAGCTGCGCCGCCTCCAATCTGGTCGTTCGTCACCAGCATCTGATCGAGCCACACGTCGCGGATCGCGTGGACCTGGTGGCCGGCGAAAACGACGACGTACCAGAGATACTTGTTGTTGTCGCCGCTCGCGCCAATGAACGCGAACGTGCCGCCGCAGCGGACAGTGCCGAATACCAGCCGGCGATTCTCGACCGGGTTGCGCACCGTGACGTTGATCGGCGGGACGTCGACGCGCGGTTTCTTCGCGAGGAGTTTCGAAAGCTTGCCGAGCGCGACGTTGATCAGCACCGTGCGCACGAGCGTGGCGACGCCGCCCTTCCCGATGACAAACGCCGCGACCGCCTTGAAGAACGGCAATGCTTGTGCCATTCACACTCTCCACGCCGCGACGGCTGAGAGCGTGGGCCGGAAGAGGAGACCTCTTGGCCCCGGCGTGCATGATTGCACGCCAGTACAGACTCCAGCGGCTATGCCCGCTCCGAAGTCAGCCGCGATGACATCGCCGCGGCGAGCGAACGCGACCGGCACAGGATCGCCGAGCACATCGGAGATCAGTTCTACCATACCGCCATATCGTGCGATGATCTCTTCGGCTTCTTCCTTGGACGAGTACCGCGGAAACCGGGATCTGTAATCCACACCGGTGAGTGCATACGCCACGTCCGCTGTGAACTGGCAGCAATCCGCCGTACCCCACTCGAACGGGCGGTAGCGCCATTCCTCGACCTTCTGCACGAGGACGGTGGGCCAGTCGCTGACTCTCATGGGAGTTCGAAGCGAATGTCTGATCCGCGGATATCGTCGCGACCGCCGGCGCTCGTCCGCACCAGCCTCCGGCCGCCCCAGAGGATCTCGGTGAGCTCGATGCTGGCCACCTCTCTGAAGCCCTGGTCGCCCGCGTAGAAAAGTTGTTGGTGCTCGTGCGTGTAGCGCCAGCCGTCGACCTGATCGCGCAGTACGGTCTCGTCCTCGACGCTGACCGTGATGGTCGGGCTCGCCCCGTCCGAGCGGCTGATGTTCGAGATGTAGCCGACGAAATTCACTTCCGGATCCGCGAGCAGCTGCATCGTCTCGCTGTTGAGAAACCCGAAGTATTCGATGACCCGCCGGCCGAACGAATTGGCGACGTCGCTCTCGGGCACGATTGCCGGATCCACCGGCTCGCCGGCGAGCTGATAGATCTTTCGCTCGCTTGTGAGCGCCGAGCGCTCGGACGGGTAGCTCGCGCGCGCGAGCTTGCCCATCCCCAGGTAGGTGTTCCCGCCGATCACGAGCTCACCGGCACCCGTCCACAGGTAGAGGTGACCCGACGGGAAATCGAAGTCGACGGCGAGGAACATGCAATACCGTTCCTTCGCCGCCTCCTGCTCGTTGGCGGACACACTGAACCAGCTCATCGGGAGATCAGACCTGCTTGCGTCGACGCGCAGCGGCCGCGAGGCCGTCGATCACTGTCCCATCGCGGAACATCTCGGGCACCGCCGGCGCGGCTGTCTCGAGCGGCGGGTCGTACTGCTCGACCGGCACGCCGTTCTTGAGCAGCGCGTAGCCGCAGCGGGTATGGTCGAGCGCTGAGAACGCGCTGAGCATCTGTGCGCGCGCGAGCCAACGCCAGCGTGCCGCGAAGCGCGCGACGATCTCGCAATCGTCGATGCGGCCGGACCAGCGCGAACGCGGGCCAGCGAAGTAGATCACGCCCTCGTACATCAGGCGGCCTCTTCGAAGTCGGCGGACGCTCGGATGATGACGCCGGGCTCCTCGTCCCAGCCGACCATCTCTCCGCTGAAGATGAACCGGCCGAACGGCTGCACGATGACGATCGGCGCCTCGTCCGCAGGGACGCCGCGCAGGGGCGGCTCGAACTGCAGGACACCGAGGCCAGCGGCATTGAGGGCGCAGGGCGCGGTGACGATCTTCAGCTCCCAGCCGCGGCTCGTGTACACCGCGAACTGGTCGCCCGGCAGCAGCGCGCCGGAGAGCGCGCCCTCGGTCGGCGAGCGGCCGCCCTTAACGCGCAGCATTGAGCCCGTCTGATTGCTCCCCGTTGTCGTGGACGATGTCGTCTGAGTCAGGCGCACGGGGACGGCCGACTGCGCAAGCGTCAGTCGCCAGGTGCCGAAATTGGAGGTCCCATCCCCCGGGATAGTAAAGCTACTGTCGTTATCGGATCCCAGTACCCGGCCACGGATGGTGGTCTCACTGCCAGTGCGTCCGACGACTGCGCAGTAGTACCACCCAGTACTGTCGAGCGCGTGCACGTACGCTCGCGCATTCGAAAACGTGCCGTTGCTACCGCGTGTCGTGAGCGTGCCCGTCTCGAGGTCAAACGTTGCCCAGCAGGAATTAGCGCTCGATCCTCCGTCGATCGATAGCCGCACGTACCGGTAATTGCCGTTCGGGTCGTCGCCGCGCCGAAAAGCGCCCGCAAAACACCAGTCCTGGGCCGTCGCCGGCTTTGCGCGCGACTGGTTGATGCCATGCACGCTGGTCGAGAGATTGCTGCGCAGTCGAGTGCCGCTCATGGTGTTATCCGGCGCTACGTAGTACCCGGCCGTGCGGTCAATGAGTCCTTCCGCCTGCCAATCTGAGTGACTCTGATCATCGGACCACGTAAACAAATTCTGGCCGTTGTCGACGAGCATGCAGCGTGCGAACGAGACGTAGGGGACGAAGAACTCATTGCCGTGAACGAGCGGAGAGCAGTGGAAGCGCACCGACTCGCTCGACGCATACGGAACGTGCGCAAAGTGCTGCATCCCCTCCGGCAAGAGCCCCGTCACCGAGAAGTAGATATTCCCGAGCGTGCCCGCGCTCGCGCTGTCAGTGTGATAGATGCCGACCGAGCTCGCGGCTCTGAGACCGGGAACAAGCGGATTAAAGAAGATACGGCAGAGGTGCGGGACGTACTGCGTGACGTTGACGAGCGACGTATGCACCAGTAAGGTGGAGATGCCTGATATTCCACCGGTGACGCGGATCACCATCACACGGTCGTACACCTCACGCGTGAAGATTGAGCCGCTGCCCCATCCCGTCGTGCCACCCCCGAACGTGTTATTCGGCAGGAGCTCCGCCCACGATGAGAGCGCGCCGCGGCAGCGGTAACCGGGGTCGTAGAGGTACGCGCGGTTCTGCCGGCCCCTGAGCCGAGTGAGAAACGCCTTGATCGCCGCGCGCTCCATCTGCCCGTTGATGCTCGCGCCGCCCGCCGGCGAGAATTCGAGCGACGCACCAAGCCGGTCGCCGCCACGGGAACCCGTGACGATCGCGCCCGTGAACTCCGAGCGCGAGATGCCCGTGTTATCGATGTAGCTGAACCGCGTGCGGGCAATCTTGAGCCACGGTGGCAGTATGTAGTCGGTCATGCCGGACTCAGGTCGTAGAAGCCGCGACGGATACGATCGACGATGCGCGCCTCAAGCTCGGCGTTGTTTTGGCGCAGGATCTCAGGCATGGCGCGGATGAAGTCCG